GGCAGCACTATCGAGGTTCTGTCAAATGGTCAAGATTCGGAACTGCATGAGGGCTGGTCAGGGGATTTAATAATATACGATGAGCCTCCGAAGCGAGATATCCGTGTGGCTAATGCGCGTGGATTGATTGATAGGAAGGGCAGAGAGCTATTCTGCATGACGCTTCTTAAGGAGGCGTGGGTAGATAGAGAAGTCATTAAGGCCGTTAATGAGGATACGGGGAGACCTGACTTATCGGTATTTAATGTTCATGGTGATATCTATGAGAATATTGGCTACGGTATCACAAAAGAGGGGGTACGTCAATTTGCCAAAACACTTACCGAAGACGAAAAAGATGCAAGACTAAGAGGCATCCCCTCTTACATGAGCGGCTTAGTATACCCGAAATATGATAGAGCAACACATCTCGTTGAGAGATTCCAGATACCGCTGGATTGGATTGTAGATGTGGCTATTGATATCCATCCCCGCGCGCCACAGGCTATATTATTCTGTGCTACAGCACCGAATGGCGCACGGTATCTTGTGAATGAGATATGGGCGCACGGTGACGGTACGTGGGTGGGGCAGGAGATAGTTAGATGCGCACGCATGAGCCAGTACCGCATAGGCACAATTATTGTAGATCCGCTGGCTAAGGGTGACAGCAATAACCCGAATACGGTATTTGATAAGATAGCGTGGGAGCTGTGGCAGTACGGCCATACGCTTAATACAGCTTCTAAAGATAAAAACTCGGGTATTCTTGAGGTTAAGAAACACCTGCATGGGCCGAATCAGGAGCCGTCGATATACATATTCGATGATATGGTACGGACTATAATGGAAATCGAAGGCTATATGTACGACAAGGAGACACAGAAACCAAAGAAAGAAGACGATCATATGATGGAAAATTTATACCGACTCCTACTACTCAACACCGAATGGACTCCAGTAGACCGTGGCAGTGAGGAGAGCGAGTATGACAGGGACGAGGTAGGAGCAGGAGGGTATTAAATGGACGAGGAGACACAGTAAAAATGACTACTGAAAAAAAATTAGAAGCGTTAATGAAGAATGTGAATATAGCCAATACACTCTCGCCTGAGCGGTTAAGTGAGATTGGAGCAAAGGTAACGAAGGACTATGATATTGATTTCGAGTCCAGGAGTGACATAGATAAGATCAATAAAGAGGCTATGAAGCTCGCCAAGCAGACCTATGAGGAGAAGTCCACCCCATGGCCCAAGGCTGCTAATATCAAATATCCATTAATCACAGTGGCTACTATACAATTTGCAAGTAGAGCATTCCCGGAGTTGGTTCCTGACGAGAAGATTGTGAACTTTAAGATAACCGGGGATGATGAGGACAAAATTAAAGAGGAGAGGTCGGAACGAGTAAGTATGTACATGGATTACCAGCTTACGGAAGAAATACAAGGTTGGATGGACGGTACAGACCGAATGCTTCACAACTTACCTATCACAGGTACTTGTTTCAGGAAGATATATTTTGACAGCCTGAAGGGTGTTGTGGCGTCCAAATTCCTAACCTATGACGACGTTGTAGTTAATGCTAAAGCAGAGGATTTAGAGTCCGCGAGACGTATATCACATAGATTATACAGGTATGATAACCATAAATTCGAGATGATAGCAAAAGGCCTGTGGAAAGATACAGAGTTGGGTACTGAGAGCGACGAGGACGGGGATGACGACGCGCCACGGCTATACATAGAGCAGCACAGGTGGTTGGATTTGGACGGTGACGGGTACGAGGAGCCGTATATAGTTACGGTGCATAAGTCTACCAGTACTGTAATGCGTATTGTAGCGAGGTATGATGCGGACGGCGTCATATACGATGATGGTAAGTTAGTCAGAATCGAACCTATACAGCATTTCATCAAGTATCCGTTCATCCCTAATCCGGATGGGGGATTCTATGACATTGGGTTCGGAACGCTCTTATATCCCATAAATATCTCGATAAATACGGTAATAAATCAATTACTTGATGGTGGTACCCTCGCTAATACCGGGGGTGGATTTCTTGCAAGGGGAGTTAAGCTCCACGGTGGAGAGATAAAATTTGCACCTGGGGAATGGAAGAAGACCGATGTTATGGGTCAGGATCTAAAGAGTGGTATTTTCCCATTACCGATACAACAACCGTCACAGGTGCTATTTCAGCTACTCGGGTTGCTCATATCCGCAGGTAAGGATATTTCTTCAGTTCAGGAGGCTATAGCAGGACAAAAGCCAGGTGAGAATGTGTCTGAGGGTACAGTTAACGCCCTGATAGAGCAGGGATTAAAGGTATTTAGCGGCATATATAAACGTATATATCGATCTCTAAGGGATGAATTTAAGCTCATATACCGTTTAAATTATAAATTTGCTGAAGATAAGAAGTATTTTAAAGTTGTAGACCGGAAAGTATCAAAAGAAGATTTCAGTAACGACGGGTATGATATCCAACCTGCGGCTGAACCTATTTTCTCACTTGAGACGCAGAGAGTCGGTCAGGCAGAGTCGCTACTCAAAATATCAGGAAGGCAGGGCTTGGATGAGGAAGGTATCACAGCGCAGTACATAAAGGCTATTAAAGCACCGGCGGCGCTAATGCTACCACCCGAGAAAAGACAGAAACCACCGATGGACCCGAAAATGGAGCAGATTAAGTTAGAATATGATAAATTTGATCACGAGAAGAAATCCTCGCCATTAAAGGATATGAAGATATTTGCAGAGGTAGAGGTACTAATCACACAGGGGATAGCGAATATTGCTAAAGCTGAGGCAGCGGAAGAAGGTATACAGCTTGATCAGTATAAAGCGTTCCTTGAGGACATAGGTAATAAGATGGAAGGGATGAAAGATGAATATGAGCAAAGAGGAGTTCGGGGCGTGGAAGGCAAACCCAACAACCAAAAAGGTGCTCAGGCTACTCCGAGACCAGAGGGAGGTATGGGCCGACGGGCTAATTAACGGCGCTTCATTGAGGGGCGACGGGAGTACAGCAGAGGCAACAGGCAGATCAGTAGGGGTTATTTATGGACTTGACCTCTTACTGGAAATGGAGGTAGAGGATGGCGAGTAATAGTAGCGGTCTGCTACCAGTCGAGTATAAGATATTAGTTAAGCTCGACAGTGTGGCCGATAAAACAGCCGGTGGTATAATTATACCAATAGCGCTTGTGGAAAAAGAGAAAATGGCGCAGGAGCAAGCGACACTAATAGCGGTGGGCGGTAATTCGTTTGACGACTTTAAAGACCCTGTGCCTAAGGTAGGTGACAGGGTATACGTCGCTAAGCACGCCGGCTATAGGGTAAAAGGCATAGACGGTGAGAAATACCAGTTAATGAACGACAAAGATATAGCAGCAATTATAGGGGGTTAGGTATGAGACACGTGGAAAAGGCGTACAATACTTATTGTACGGGGCAGTACCCGAAAGTTCCGACGGCTTTCATAGAAATAGAGAATTGTGAGGACGTTAAAGGGGTCGCTCCGATAGTTAAATTTACTATTCAATCCGATCCGATATCAGAAGTAGGGGTGAATGGTTGCCAGGCGTTAGATATGCTCGACTATGCCAAATGTCTGTTTCAGTCGTTAAACGACGCGTTCCCGTGCAGGGAGAATGCTCTGACGATTACTAAGTTAGAAGAGGCTATTCATTGGCAAGAGGCGAGGACTAAAGACAGAGAGTGCAGGCAGGTTGAAGGCAAGAATGAGGCTTAATATTGCGGCAATTATAGGGGGTAACGAGGTATGACAGACGTAGAACCACAGGAACCTACCGAGGAAGAAGAAGCAAAGGTAGAAGAAGAAGCAAAGGTTATGGGTTGGGTGCCCAAAGAGGAATTTAAGGGCGATGCCGACCGATGGGTAGAGGCTGAAAAGTTTGTTGCACGTGGGAAGAATGAATTGCCTATAATGCGGGAGCGGATGGGCAAGCTTACCACCACGGTACACACACTTAACGGAACGGTCAAGAATCTTAAAAAGACTCTCGGGGAGTTC